GCTTGCGGACTTGCTCGCTCACCCGCCCCCAGACGGTCGTGCCGACCGGATCGCCTGCGGTTTCGGCCTTCGCGTATTCCGCCTCGGCCTGTTCCCGCGTCTCGATCAGCCGTCGCCTGGCCTCGTCCGTATGCTCGACGACGGCGGGAACGGGATGCCAGTTGTCCAGATTGCCGGTGCCGGGACGGAAGTCCGACCACCATTTCGCCGTGGCAAGGACTCGCGGAGGCAGGTCGAGAATGCGCGGCTCCTGCCCTTTCGGGCGCGGACCGCTTTCGAGGATGATCATGCGGGCGAAGAACCCGTTGGTGAGCATCCGCTCGGAGAGCGCCTCGTAGTAATGGTTCGGGATGGCCGTGCCGAAGATCACCAGACAGGGCTGGTCAATCGCGCCCGGCGCTTCCTTGCCCGCCTTGCGCCGCATGGGGAAGACGCTGTTGGCCGCCGAATACATGGTCAGCAGCGTGCCCATGACATTCTCGTGCCGGGCATCCTTGGCCTTGTTGATCGACTGGAGCATTCCGTCGATCTCGTCGGTCTGGAAGAGCATGCAGGGCTTGATGAAGAGCGCGTCCTGGACGCCCTCGCCCGAGGCGAAGCGTTCGCCGAGACCTTCGCCGATCCCGACTTGGTGAGCGATGCGGGTATTGATCTTCCGGGGCCAGTCCTTCCCGGCCGCCGAGTGCGCCAGGCCGAGCAGGTAGACATTGGTCCGGTTGTCGCCCGGATCGCGGACCTTGCGCCCGGCCAGAAAACTCAGGAGCGAGAGCGCCCCGCAGAATGCCATGACCGTGTTCGGATAGGGCGCCGTCGAGAGGCAGTAGTCCATCACTTCCGAGATGAAGCCCGGCACGCGGAGCAAGTCGTCGGGCATCAGACCGGGATCAGGCGGGCCGGGAGTCGGTTTTGCATCGACTGTTGCCGCAGACGCGGTCTTCGCCAGAAGGCCGGAAAGGTCCATGTCCGCCGGAGGCGGCGCGTTCGCCTGATCGCGAAGCCATCCAACGGGACGGTCGTGCGATTTGGTAGCGGCGTCTGTGACCTTGTGCAGCAACTCCTTCTCCGACCAGGGCGGCAGACAGCGCGGATTATAGTGTGCCAGCAGGAGCACGAGAGCGCGATCCGGTGCGATTTCAAAGCCATGCACAAGCGCGGTTGCTGCCGCGTAGGTGGCATTGTGCCCGCCCTGACCGCTCACGGCGGGCGGCATGGCATTCAGATAGGCGATCGCTCGCTTTTCAGAATCACTGGAGAGAGGCAATGCGAATCTTGCAAGTGCAGGGGGTGCTTTTGCGACCCGTCGATTTTGAAGCAAGGTCAGGAGCCAGGAGGGAGGCTCTGGCAGATCGTGAGGAGCGATTGCAAAATCAGCCTCGCTGGCCCACTGATAACGCTTGTCGCCAACGACTGAGGGCGGTGCGACAATGTATCCCCCGTTGGCGCGGGTATCGACCCTGGGCGCGAGTTTTCCGCTCGTGTTGCCCAGGGCATACCCCGATGGTTGCTGAAAAAGATGGTGTCGCCCGCCACCTGGAGTGCGTGATAAGGGCGCCGCAAGAAGCTCCTGCTGACGATCGGGTTGATCGACGAGCCAGGGGTTCTCCGCGCCGTCAATATCCAGCACGAAAAGGCTCACTGTGGCGAGTCCAATGTTAGCCTCTGGAAAGTGTCGCCACCAGGTTTCGATCTGCTGAAGATCGGTCGTGGCATCTTTGCACCCATGCTTGGTGAGGGGCGTTTTGCCGCCAGACACACAGGGAAAAACGGAATAGCCTAGCCGGGCATAGGCCAGGGCGGCTTCAGAAAGGGATTGTGCTGTCATCGAGATTCTCTCCTGTATTTACGGACACGGCGTTCTCTTCATTGTCCCATCCCGGCTCGCGATAGAAGGGCTTTTCATCAAGGTCGTAGCCAGTGACGCGGTCGTATTTTTCGCCAGAGACTGAACGAACCGTAATCGCACGAGTCTTGGCGAGGGCCCCCTGTTCCGCGAGTCGAACCGCCTCTTCCGCCGTCTCCGGTACAGGCGCGTCGCTGCGCTCTCGCCACCAGGACTCGGCCTTGGCTCGCGCAAAGCCGGTATGCTCAAAGCAGATCCACTCCGATTGATCGCGTTGCCACCCGATCCGATAATCGACCCGCATGGAGCGCGGGGCCTCTCGCGGACCATCGCGCTTGACATGAACTGCATAGCGGGTCTCCTGCACCAGATGCTCTTTAACCGAGACTTGACCAGAGAGAATGCTCTCTGTGCCCGCCTTGGCGTTGTGCATCCGGCGCTCGGGTGTTGGGAAAACGAACCCACATTGTGGACAGGTTGAATAGCCCGTTGCGACGAGCGCGTGGCACGCAGGACACTCTTTCGCTGGAGCCTCCCCGCCCTCCTGACTCTTTTTGATCTCATCGATGCGAAGGGCGTCAATCGGGCCGTGGCGCAGCACATTCCCGCCAAAGTCCAGAACCAGACAATTTTGCTTTCCAGGCGCAAGACGCAGACCCCGTCCAACCATCTGGGAATAGAGCCCAGGCGACATCGTGGGCCGAAGCAAGGCGACGCAATCGATGTTCGGCGCGTCGAAGCCCGTGGTCAGAACCCCGACATTGACAAGGTAAGGAAGCTGGCCTGTTCGAAAGTTTTTGAGGATCTGGTCGCGCTCAAAACTGAGCGTGTCGCCGAACACGGTTTCAACCTTCGCGCCCAGACTCCGAAGCGACTGGGCCACATGCTTGCCATGCTGGACTCCGCTTGCAAAGATAAGACAGGCCTTGCGATCACGAGTGTAATCCAGGATCTCCTGCGAAGCCAGTCGGACACGCTCCTCCTGATCCATCAGTTCTTCGACCTCGTCCGCCACAAACTCGCCGCCACGAATGTGAAGATCAGAGGTGTCAAACTTCTCGCGGCTTGCCTTGCTGATGAGCGGCGAGAGATAACCCTGCACAATCAGCTCGCGAACACCAATCTCGTAGCAGATCGAGTTTAAAAGATTCTCTGCTCCACAGATGGAGCCTGTCGTCATGCGAAACGGTGTGGCGGTCAAACCAATGACACGGAGATGGGGATTGCTCTTCCGGGCCTCTGCCAGAAACTGACGATACATGCCATCGCCATCAGGGGGAATAAGATGAACCTCGTCCACAATAATGAGGTCGAAACGATCCAACTCACAGGCCCGCTTATAAACGCTCTGGATACCCGCCACGATGACGGGATGCTCGGTGTCGCGGCTTTTTAAGCCTGCGGAGTAGATCCCCACCGAGAGTTCTGGCGCGAGCGCCTGGAGCTTCTCCGCGTTCTGCTCCAGAAGTTCTCGAACATGGGCCAGAATGAGAACGCGCCCCTGCCAGCGAGAGACTGCATCCGATGCGATCTGCGCCAGGATGAGGCTCTTGCCCGCGCCCGTGGGACAGACCACGACGGGATTGTCGTCATGCTCGCGAAGGTGCCGATAGACCGACTCGACGGCCTCTTGCTGATAGGCTCTTAACTGCATGGGAAGATCCTGACTTGGACCGCATACTCCGAGGGGCGGCCTTGTGATTGTAAATAGTTCCACTCAATCAATGGATCACCGTCGTCTCGATTGAGCGCATCGGCCACTCCATCGCGCACGGCTTTCAGCGCCGTGCAGAGGTTGTCGCTGTCTAACTTTCGCGGGGCGATTCGCGTGAGCAGAATCTGGAGCCGCTTTGTCTTCAGCTCCAGAAGAAACGAAGGCCAGAGGAGCGAACGCAGGACAGCTCTCGCCATCCCGCGTTGTCCTCTGGCGCGTCGCGCCCGTTCCGCCCAGTGAACCCGCAGGTTCGCCTCTGAGCAGGTGCGAACGGGAATAAAAACCTCGATCATCTCCGTGCCCAGGGAGGCGCGCTGGGCGTGCTCTGCGAAGGCTGACTCGTCGCGATTTCCCGCTTGCTGTAACCTTTGACCTCGTTGACGATCTCGCCCGTGTCCTCGCGCTTCTTGCACTTCACGGCGATGACGAGTGGGATGTTGTGCAACTCGACCGAGTCATTCGGGGCCATCACCCCGATGGCCCGACAGATCGCAGAGAGTTCTCCCTGCGCGATCTTCACCGTGAGCGGATTGGGGTTGTCCAGATTGAGCCGCGCCCAGAGCTTGCGCCCCTTAAACTCGCCCTCGACAATCTGAAAGGTCAGCTCCAGAAAACTTCCACTCCCATTGCGGGTCGGCTTCATCCCAGAGTCGGTGATGACCGCCAGATACTTCCCCGCCTGAACTGGCTCAAAGTCCGTCGTCGGCTCCACATTGCGTGCATCAAACCCTTGAAGATTCGACATGACTCTTTCCTCCATTTGTTGAGGTCGCAACCGGGTGAGCTGCGACCAGATATTGCCCATAAGCGTTCCAGTCGAGCGGCAACTCGTCTGGTAGATTGAGACGGTTCTTGGCAACATGGGCAGGCCGTTCAGTGGTGCGCAGAATTCGCTCACCTGATCCAATGCCCTGCGTGCGCGTCTGACTAAAACCTTCGTCGAGTTTTTTCGTGTAGACCTTGTAAGTCGCAAAAAGCACCTCGTCACACCACTCCTGGAGAATGGCCGAAGCGAGCTTCTGAAGACGGGGCGAATAGCGGTCGTAGGTCTCAGTCTCTGGATTCTCAAACTTCTCAATCTTGGAGTGGGCCAGAAGAATCACGCCCATCCCACGCTCGTTTCGCAGAGCATTGAGGCCCTCCAGGAACTCGCGCCAAAGATCAATCGCGAACGCATATCCTTTCGCGTAGGGGATCTCCTCGATGTTTTTGACCCCGCGTTTCTTGCAAACCTCTGACCAGATGAGCCGCTCCAACCAGTCGAGCGAATCGATCACCACGGTGCGGTAAGGATGCTTCTCAGCGTAAAGTTCTGAGATCGCGCCAATGACCTGATCGAAGGTTTCAGCAAGAGGAAACTTGTCACAATCAATCTCGCCCAGCCCATCCTCCGTCTGAATGAAAATAGGCCGATCACTCATCGCCCCAAAGGTGCTGTTGTGCGTGAGAATGAAGTCATCGGTCACATAGAGTGAATCAGGCGCGTCGATCCGGATGCACTGGCAAGGCATTCGGCCGATTGCCTCCACAGTCCTGATGGTGTGCCTGATCGCCCACTGGGGCTCCGCCCATTTCCGGGAGTGTTTTTCCGATGAAACCGGAACGATGCCGTTCGTAAAGGATGCGAAGATGCGATGCGCCAACATACCCTTTTTCTTCACGCCATTGAGGGGGTAGGTTGTGTTCTTGGTGGCCTTCTTGGCGGAACCGCCCAACGAGCGGATCAGGAAACAGATGCCCTCTGCCAGCCTGGGGCTAACAGTGGAAACCTCGATGGATCCTGGATTGGTGACGAATCCATCGCTATCCAGAAGCCCTCGCAAAAGACCCAGCCGCTGTTCGATCCCACCGAACAGATAGAGGTCCGGGATGAATTTCTTGTGGCTTTCCAATCCATCAAGTCCAAGTTCCCGCAGGGCGGCTTTCATGACGGAAGGATGCCCGGTCCGCTGCTTGGCCTTGATGCGCATGCTCATTCTTCCATCGCTGACGCATGCGTCCTGGGCATCCAGCGAGGCAGCTACCCTGCGGTGTAGATCGAGTTCGGGCTTGGTGATA